CGTGCGGTACATTGACGCGTAGCGCGCGCGAAATAAAGCTAAATTTTTCAGCACAAAAATCGTTAGCACGATCTTTAGTTTTTGCGTTAGAAGCACTTCTAACAGCTTTTTCAGAACATTTAACAATTTAAGAAAAATATTTGATATTTCAAAAAAAATACTTACTTTTGAGATATGATCTAAAAGTTATTAATAATATGGTTTGTGAAACTTTTAATGGAAAGATTATTAACGAAAATACATTTGATGTTATAAATAATAATGAAAGTTGTTTTATTCATAAATCTAATGATAAAAATAAAGCTGACATTATTATAAAACTTATAAAAGTTTTTGAAGATTTATCTAAAGGAGAATGTATTGTTTTAAAATATATTATAGAATCTAAAATTAAATTATACGAAGAATATAATAAATTATCATATAGTTTTGATGCTAATAGTGATTTTTATATTGATATAAAACAATCTACCGGTTATGGTTATATTAATGCTAAAGATTCTTTAAATAGTCTTTATAAGAAAAATATTATTATTAAACAATTTATTCCAGATTCTGATAATTTATTTAAAAATAGATATTCTTTAAATTCTCAATATTGTCCTGAAAATATTATTACAAATAAATGTAAAGCTATTGTTATAAATTTATAACTATATAATATCATTAATGCTGATGACGAAAAATAAATTTGGATAGTAAGAATTTTATGATTATAATTAGTGAACAATCTAATTTTAATTATAATTTTATTATGAACAAATTTATTAATTATCTTAAAGCTGGTGATAGCGAAGGCACAACTATTAACAAATCTAAAAATTAAATTATTATGATTAAACTTGAAAGTAATCTTAAAAAGTATTCTTTACTTATTCCAACAAGTATTAATGAATTTACTCCAGAAATATTAAATTCAATGACAAGTAATATAAATCTTGCTCCTAATTATGCAATAGTTGCTATTATTTATAAAACCAAGTTATTTGAATTTAGTGCTTCAATCGATAAGAAATATCCTACAGAAGTAGGAGTTATACCTATTATTGCTAAAATATCTAATGAAGATGCAAATAAAGTAAATACTAAAGTAGGATATAAAGTAAATATAGTTAGGTCTTTAATTGAAAGAGGAGAGCATATTAATCTTCCTAATAACGCAATTAGTATTGATAAAGTTAGATCATTTATTAAAGATGATCCTCAATTAAGTAAAGATATTATGACAGGAGAATATTTTAAACAAGAAGGTAAAACTATATTAGAAAGTAAAAATAATTCTCCTTATTGTTATTTCCCTGAATTTAAAATTATTCCTGTTTGTGATATACACGCTTCTTATGATATTACAACTCCTATTAATGAAGTGTTTGTAGAACAAAATAAAGTTAATTAAAATATTATGAGAATTAGATATTGTTGCAATTCTTCCTTTACGGGCGTGAATGTAATAATATCTAATTCTATTAATTATAATTAATATGGCAGATATTAATGTTGCTAATGACACTGAAGTTTTTAGTGATGATTATCCTATAATATATAAAACAGAAGATGATATTATTAGAGAATTAAATTTTAAAAATCCTGAAGATGAAGCTATAACAAGAGCTATTGTAGAAAGTCTTGAACGAAATATTGCAAAACATTTACAATTAGGTAAAGCTGTAGCTATTCCTTATGTTGGAGTACTAAGAAAAAATCCTCTCCATAAAGCTATGCGAAAGCATACTAAAGAAATGAAATTTGCAAGACGTACAATGGTTAAAGAAGATTATGCTGAATATTGTTATAGAATATATAAATTAGAAAAAGAAAATATTAGATTAAAAGCAAGCACTAAACAAGCTATTACAACTATTAGAAGAAATAATAGTAAAAAATATTTTTCTTTACTAAATACTTATGGAAAAGGATATGCTGATGCTTATATATTTAGTATTTTTGCTTGTAAACCTATTGATTTTGACCCAGATGTTCAAGAACAATTTGACGAAATTTATAAGACAAACAAATGACCGGGCTTATTATAGAAAATCTTATTTCTGTTGATGATACAGGAATACCTAAAGCTCCAAAAATAAATCAAATTATCGATAAAGATGTTTTTCTATTATATTCAAGAGATACATCTAAAGATAAAAAGAAATATTTACAGGAATGTGGAGTTATATATTATCTTGCTGATCCAAGAAGTCCTGCAAAGCAACAAGGACTTAATGATTCAGAAGCTCTAAAAGAAGCTATTATTCAATATGATCTTCCTAAAGATTATATGCCAGATATATTAGTTTCTAAACTTATTAAAAGATATTATGATAATGCCGTAGGACCTGCTGGCATTGCTATTGAAAATTTATTAAGAGCATTACATACTACAAGTGTGGTAGCTAATAAATGCAATGAATTACTAAGTAACAAACTTGCTGCTGGAGTTACTGATCAAGATATTCCAGCTATAATAGCAACTATTAATAATTTAAGTTCTCAAATAAAAGAAATACCTAATCTTCAAAAAGCTCTTAATACAGCAAAAGATAATCTTAGATATGAAGAAGAACAAAAAATTGCTCGTGGAGGTATTTCGGTATTAAGTAGTATGAAAGCTGATTAAAATATAATTATTATGGATTTTAAGATACCAGATGAATTTAATTTAGGAGGGTCTAACATTAAAGTTAATGTTGTAGATCGTTGTGACAATAATGCTTTAGGAACTTGTTTACTTGCAGAAGGATGTATAAATATTGTTGATACATTTAATAAAGATAATAAACAAAATAATAATGTTAAAGTAAATACATTTTTTCATGAATTAACTCATGCTATATTAGATACTATGGGTGAAGTAGAATTATCTGGAAATGAAAAATTTGTTTGTTGTTTTTCATCTTTTTTAACTGAAGCTATTAATAGTTTTAAATATAATAATAAATAATATAGTTATGTTACAATTAAGAGATATCAGATATAATAATATTAGACTTATATTTAAAGAAGCTAATCATTCTTATACCGATACATTAGGAAATTCTTATAAATCTGTTACTACTCTTTTACATGAGTATCAACCGAGTTTTAATAAGTCTTATTGGCTTAAAAAGAAAGCTAAAGAACTTGGTATCTCTGAAAGTAAACTTGCTAAACAATGGGATGCTATTAGAGATGAGGCTTGTGATAGAGGAACAAAAACTCATAATAATTTAGAAGATGGTATTAAATCTGCTTCTAAATTTAAAGATGCTATAAGATACATTTTGCCTAAAGAAGGAGAAATGATTACAGTTGCAGATTTACCTAATATTAATTTAAATGTTAAAGAATTAGATATTGATGAATTTATAGATGTTACTGAAAATAAATATTCAGAAATTTATAATGTATTTAATTATTATAAAAATAATGGATATAAAATTTATTCTGAGATTGGAGCTTTTCTTATAGATTATTTGGTAAGTGGTACAATTGACGTTCTTTGTTTAAGAGATGATCAATTTGTTATTGGTGATTGGAAAACAAATAGAGGTGGACTTAAATTTGAATCTGGATATTATAAAAAAGATAAAACTCAAAAACCTCATCAAGAAACTGATATATGGGTAGGCACTAATGATAGATTATTACCTCCTGTTGGAGGGCTTCCTAATTGTAATGGAAGTATTTATAATCTTCAACTTTCTCTTTATGCTTTAATGGTTCAGTGTATTTTAGGTTTACCTTGTGCCGGTTTATGGCTTGCTCATATAGATAGTGATTTTGTTCTTAATGAATATGGTATGCCTAAGAAATATCCAGATGGAACTTTTAAAGTTAAAACTAATCCAAAAGAAAAAGTTACTTTGCATAAAATGATGTATCGTTTTAATGAAGTTAAATCTATTTTAGAAGATAGACGAAAAAACCTTAAAGCGAAAGAAATTAATACTCAATTTAATTTAAATTTATAAAATGATAAAAAATATAATTTTATTATTATTTATAATTCCTATTATAAATATATCTTGTAATAATACTGTTCCTATTGAAAAAATAGTATATGTACCTGTTAAAGATACTATAAATGAACAAGAAAATATAGCTAAAATAATTAGATTAGAATATGAATTATCTTTATATAAAGATAGTTTAAATTATATTAGAGATAGTCTTGGACAAGATTTATTTATAGCTAATTATAAACTTGCTAAAATTAAAGAATATAATAGAGTAGCTGGTAATGGAAATAATATTAAATTTTTAAGAGGTTGGATTAATAGAACTCTCAATGAATAATATAAGTAAAATTAGAATAATAAACATTAAAGATAATGGATATAAGACTATTCGTCTTATATCTAAAAGATTTAAAGTAAAATATTATGATCCTCCTGTTAGTGATACTATTATAGAATTTTGTATTCAAATTAAGTTTCCTTATATGATTTTCTTTAATAAATTTAGAACAATCAAAATATATACTTATTCTAAAAATACAGATAATTATTGTAAAGTAGTTAATAAAGCTGTTAATTATTTTAATAAAATTTGTAAAGATGGCTGATTATAAAAAAGCAATAGAAAAAGCCCTTAAAAATGAGGGTGGATATGTTTTTGATCCTGATGATGCAGGAGGAGAAACATTTGCAGGAATAGCAAGACGTTATCATAAAATTTGGAAAGGTTGGAAAATTATTGATAATTATAAGAAAGAATTTAATCTTCCTAAAGATAAAAAACAATTTAATGATAAATGTTTTTCTGATAAAAAATTAATGGCGCTTGTTCATTCTTTTTATAAAGATAATTTTTGGGATCCTTTTAAATTAGATTTAATTTCTTCTTTTGATATATCTTTTTTAATATTTGATACTGCTATTAATATGGGTCTTGTTAAAGCTATTAAATTTGCACAACAAGCTGTTGGTTTAAAAGAAACTGGAAAATATGATGATGAATTATTTAATCGTTTAGTTAAATATGGAAAAAAATAATACTATGTTAAATATAATAGCTGTTATTATAATAGCTATTATATTTTTTATAATAGGATATGTAGTTAAACAAAAAGAAATAAATAATGATAAATATATAATTAATAAACCAGATACTGTATATAATAGGATAGTAATAGATAGCCTTGAATATAATATAATTAAAAAGGATAGTATAATTTATAATATTAAAGAAAATGTTAAAGAAGAAATTAATTTTGCTATTAATGCTGACGATAGCACTACTGTTATGTTGTTTCAAAAGCTGGTGTCAGAATAAAGTTAGTGAACTTTCCTTTACGGGGGAAATCCAATTAGCTCCTGATAGTACTTGTATTGTTCCAATTAAACTTATAAAACAAGCTAATATTAAGCTTATAGAACGAAATTCTTTTACGAAAGTTATGCAAGAACAAGAAGATATTATTAAACTGCAAAAACTTGAACTAAAAGAATATTCTGTTATTGTTGGAGATATGCAAAATAGAATTGTGTCTTATAATACTATTAATAATAATTTAAATAAACAGATTGAACAATATAAAAAAAGAAATAAAATACTTATTGGAACAAGTTGTGGAGTTATTGCTGTTGCAGCACTAATATTAATTATAAAATAGTATGGTAGATAATTTAGATGCTAAAGATTATCCATTTCTTAAGTTTATAGAAGAGGATAAATCTAAATATAAAACTGCTACTGAAGCTGGATATGTCGATCCTGATAATTTGTTTCTTATAGGTGATAGTGGTGGATTTTTAATGAATATTGATTTAAAATATAAGTTTGTCAATACTGAGCTATTTTATGAAGTTGGAAATTATTATAGAAGACATAAACGATATTGTGAATATAAAGTAGATAGTATTCCTCATAGACAATTTAGAAAAAGAGAAGAATATAGACGAACTAAAGGTTTTAGTGCTCCTTGTTTATTATGTCCAAATGGTACTATTAAAGAAGTTAGAATAACAGGTTCTCATTATAATTTTCTTAATTATACTCGAATGGAGCAACTTGACGAAAGTACTATTAAACGAGGTAATACTAATACTGCTAAAAAAGTTTATGATTTTCCTAAATTTATTGATACCCAATTTTGGGTGTTTCACTGTATGGAGTTTGCAGAAAATAATGGATTTCATTTAATTATTGATAAAACTCGTCGTGGTGGATTTTCATATATGATGGCTGCTGATAGTGCTAATAGAGTAAACGCTCAATCAAGAAAAGTTGTTATTCATGTAGCTATTGATAATAAATATCTTATTCAAACAGGAGGTTTAACAGATTTTTCTGTTAATGATCTTAAATTTTATGAAGAAAAAACTCCTTTTGTTAGAGGTATATATTCTCCTGTTAAACAAGATTTTCGTCTTGGATATAAATTACCAAGTGGTATAGAGGCTGATGATTCTTGGAAAAGTTCTTTGATTTCTGTTAGCGCTTTAAATAATCCTGATTGTGCTATTGGTAAAGATGCTGTCTGTATCAAAGCTGAAGAGTTATCTACAATGGGCAACTTTGATGAATTTATGAATGTTACTGAACCAGCTATGCGAACTGGTGCATATACTACCGGTATTCTTATGGCTTGGGGTACTGCTACTTCTGGAAATATGCAAGTCTTTGAAGAGAATTTTTATAATCCTCGTGCTTATAATTTTATGCCTTTTGAGAATGTTTGGGACAGAGATAGTAGAAATGAAATTTGTGGATTCTTTAAACCTTATTGTTGGGGGCTACAAGGTGAAATATCTGGTATTTATGGAGTAGATAAGGACGGTAATAGTAATTTAAGTATAGGACTTGCTATTGCTAAAAAAGAACGAATAAAAAAGAAAAATGATTCTAAAACTTATGCAGAATATATTAATTATTTAGGACAGTATGCTAATTATCCTGCTGAAAGTTTTAGTAGCGCAGCTGAAAATATCTTTACTTCTGAAGAATTAACTGCTTGGGAAGAAAGACTTAGAACTGATAAAGATTTTGATTTTTATATTGATGGAATGCTTGAATTAGACGATACTGGTAGAATACAATTTAAAAGTAATGAACGATTAAGTAAAGAAGGTAAAAAAGTTTATGATTATATTATTGGAGTTCCTCGTAGAGCTAATGAAGATCCTCATGGATGTATTAGACGATGGTTTCCTCCAGAATATGATGAAAACTATACTGAATACGGTTTACGAAAAGAAATTCCTGTAGGACGATATAGTATTTCTTATGACCCTGTAGGTATAGATAAAGATAAGAAAGAAATTACTAATAAACATTCTCATAATAGTATTAAAGTTTGGATGAATCCTTGTATTAAAAATGGATTTAAACAAAAACTTGTTGCATCTTATTATGGTCGTCCAGATTCTCTTGAAGAAGCTGATAGAATTTGTTATTATTTAGCTGTTTATTATAATTGTATTGGAACTACTTGTGTCGAGGTAAACCGAGGAGAAACAGTTAAAAACTTTAGAGATTGGAGAGCTACAAAATATTTAGCTAAAGAACCTTTGTTTGTTTGGGATAATACTATTAAAGGAAAAATTTCTACTACTTATGGATATAACATTGGAGGTGGCAATCAACGAAAATTAGACGCTTTACGATTACTTAAAGAATTTTTATATGATGAAATAGGTAAAGATGAAAATGGCAATCCTATTAGAAATTTTCATAGAATATATGATTATCAAACAATACTTGAATTAAAGAAATGGAGCGCACTTGGAAACTTTGATAGAGTGTCTGAAATGATTATTAGAGGAATAGAATATAAAGCTATGGATATAGCTGCTAAAGATGAAATGGCTCATAGAAAGAAAATAACAACAGAAACAGATGATGATAATAAATCATTCTTTCATAGAGAATGGTATTAATATAAAATTTATATAATTAATAATATGGCAGTAATTGATTATTTTTATGCTAATAATTTTCCTTCTCAACGAGTTTCTAATGCTGAAAAGGAAAAACCTGAATGGTATGCTCAATGTTGTGACTATGTAATAGCTATGGGACAATCTTGTGCAGATAAAGATAATTTAGAAAAAAAATATCTTATATTGAATGGAGAAGTTCCTGATGAATTTTATAGAAAAATACTTAATCCATATAATGCTAATAAAGAAAAATATACTCGATTTCCAGCAACTCTTCGCAATTATGATATTATGAAAGGAATAATTCGAAGATATGTTTCTGAATATATTAAAAATCCTCATGATTTTATTGTAGGTGCTAATAATCCAGATGTTGTAATGGCTAAGGATGCAGCTGTAAGAAAAGAAATTCTTTCTATTTTAGAAGCTCAATTAGCGGCAAGAATTACTCAAAGCTATCAACAATATATTAATGAAGGTAATGATCCTAAACAATTTAACCCTCAAGAAAGTATAGATATTGAAAAATTTACTGAGGATTTTAAAAATAATTATATTGATGATATATCTGTTCAAGGACAAGAATTATTAAATGTTATAGATGATATTACTGAGTCTACATTAATTTATGCTAAAGCCTATTTTGATTTTGTATCATTTGGAGAATGTTATACATATACTGATATAATAGGAAATAAATTTGTAAAAAAAATTATTTCTCCAATAGATGCTTTTCCTGTTCCTAATAATAGTATGTTTGTTGAAGATTATGATATGTTTGCTGAACGTATGAAAATGACATATCAACAAATAATAGATACTTTTGACGAATATTTAGATGATAAAGACAAAAAGTTTTTAGAAACATATTATGCTCAACATAGTTCTACTGACGCATCATATATTACTTATGCGGACTATTATTCTTATTATCCTGATATATGTAATAAATTTACTGAAACAGAACGTAGTCTCTATAACAAATCTCCATATTTAGTTAGAGATACTAATTCTAATTTATATGATGTTTGGCATGTTGTATGGAGAGGAGAAATTAGAAGAGGAGTTTTAACATATATAGATAATGGTATTATAGCTCAACGAGTTGTTGATGATAATTATACAATTAATCCAGAAATAGGAGATATTTCTATTGAATATTTTTATGAGCCTCAAGTATATGAGTCTGTTCGTATAGGTACTCGTAATACAGCAATCTATCCTTATAAAGCTCGTGCTATTGCATATAATCGTAAAGGTAAACTTCCTTATAATGGTTTATGTGAATTACTTCCTGGATTTGGTAAGTTTTCTATTGTAGAGATTGTTAGTCCTTATCAAGTATTTAAAAATATAGTTGCATATCATAGAGAAATGGCTTTAGCAAAGAATAAACTTGCTGTTCTTGTTATAGCTAAATCTTTATTAGGAGAAAATCCTGATGAAACTATTTATAGAATGGCTGCTGATGGAGTTTTATATATTGACGATGAAGAAGATACTAATATGCTAAAGTCACAACAAATACGTATGGTGACTGCTGATATTAGTGCTTATATTAATCAACTTACTCAATTGATGATTGAAATAGATAATGCTGCTAAGGATCAAGTTGATATGACTCCTCAACGATATGGTCAAATAGCTAATAGTGCTGGTAAAGGAATAACTGAAGAAGCTATTATGAGAGGATCTATGGGTTCTGTTATAATAGAATTTATATTTGATTGTATGCGAGAAAGAGATTATGCTCGTGATTTAGATTTTAGTAAACTTGCTTGGATTGATGGATTAGATACATCTTATAGAGATAAAGATAAAAATCTTAAATATATTAGTTTAGACGTTGATTCTCATATTTATGCAGATTATATTATTAAAGCAAAAAATAGTGTACAAGAGAAAGAAAAGTTAGATCAAATAAAACAATTTGCTTTTAGTGCTGCTCAAAATGGAAATATGGATATGGCTATTGCTGCTATTGCTGGAGATAATGTTGCAAGTATTAAAAAGTTAATAATGAAATTTCAAGAATTACAACAACAACACGAACAGTCTATGCAACAATTAGAACAACAAACTAAACAAATGGAAGCTGAATTTGAAATTCAAAAAATTGCTGCAAAAGGAGAAGAAGATCGTAAAACTGTTGAACTTGAAAAATATCTTGATCAGCAAATCGAACTTATTAAAGCTGATGCTAATATGATTAGTTTCGATAATGGAGTTTCTAATCAAGATAAACAAGCTGGTATGGAGCGTCTTGAACAAGCAAGAGCTAATGTTGAAAGAGATAAAAATCAAATAGCGAGAGAAAAGAATATTTTAGATTTTCAAAGTAAAGCGGCAGATAGAGCTGTTAAACTTAAAGATATTGAAACTAAGTTAGCTATTGCTAAAGAAAATAAAAATAAATATAATAATCCTAAAACTAAAAAATAAATAGTGTTTATAGATATATTTGATAGTCCGGCATATATTGTC